CCTGCGCTTGGCTTTGCGGCTTCTTTAACTTTCTTCTTACCGCCTTCTTCGTCTTTACCAAGACGTCCAGCAATAACATCACCGCGTGTTACTTTGTCATATGGTTTAGCATTGTTAGCTAGGTTACCGTCGCCTTTCTTCTTAGCTTCGTCTACTTTATCACGGTTGTCAAACTTGGAACCGTCTTTCATGCCCCATGTCTTAGCACTCTTAGGACTTTGCTTTTGTGCTGGAGCACGATCTTTCTTTTCAGCAGCCGATTGTGCCTTGGCATGACTTTTGACGCCTTTGCCTGACTTTTCTTCAGCTTCACCATCATCGTGATAGCTAGTGTTAGTATGTTTTACACCAGTATCAGTCTTAGTCATTACACCAGTACGAGTTTTCTTTGTGTCGCCAACTTTAGATTTTTCATCAAATGATTCGTCCATTTCCTCTTCTTCGTCTGGAATACCATCGTGATTAGCATCCATGCGCTTGTGTGCGGCCTTGGTAGCTTTTACCATGGTATTATACTTGGCAACTTTACCTTTTACATGAGCTGGTATTGGTTTTGGTTCTTCATAAACCATACCAGTACCACCACACTCTGTACAAGGACGCTCTCCACCACTTAGGATGCCTTCGTCCATTTTCTTTTCTTTCATTTTTTCAGCTTGGGACTTTTTAAGATCTTTCATCTTGTCTTTAGCTTCTGCTAGCATTTCTTTGATTTTCATTTTTTGTCCTTCGCTTAATGTATCGCTATTATCTAAATGGTGTCCGTACTCACTAAACTTCATTTCGTACTCTAGGTAGTGATAAACTGAAGCAATATAGTCGGCAGCCTTGGTAATTTTAGCCTGTACCCATGCTTCCATTTGATCTTCATCGTGAATTTGTTTGAATAACTTGTGTGAATAGTTGGCTAATTTGTACAAATCAGCTTTGGCCATAGCGCCTTCGCGATCTGTTCCATTGTCATTTGCTCCTAATGTCTTTGGCTCTTGGCCCATATCTGGCATTGGCGTATCCATTTCTGGACTTGTTGTTGGGTCTAATTCTGCTGGCATGAGTATACTCCGTTATCTTTATATATTTAGCGTCTTTTGATGACTACTGACTCTTTTGCCTGGCCAAATAAGCTGGCTTTGATGTCTAAACCATTTTTAGCAGTTCCATCACTGTTTTTAGGCTGTACTACTTTAGGTTGTGCTGGTGCTTTTGTTCCTGATCCTGTGCCCGGACTACCTAAATAACTACGTTTACCACGGGATTTGCCTGGGCTTAATTGTGGCGCATCTACAGTACCAATATTAGCGGCACTAGTAGCACCTGCGCTAGCTGATTCTCCTAAAGATCTGTGTACAGTTGCTCCTTTAATCTTTTTAGCAACGTTATTGGCATGGCTTTGTGATCCAAATGTTTTCCATTTACGGCCATTGATATGTACATCATGCGGGACATCTACTTGATGTTGACGATGTCTGCGAGGATCTCCGGCACCAATTCTATCGTGTGCCGCACTATAATCCCAGCTATCCGGACCTTCGTCATTGCCTGGACTTAGACTCATACCGCTATCATCGTAACCGTGTCTACCTTCTAACAATTCTTTAGGACTTAATCCTGCTAGTTCTTTAATTTTCATTTTTTAATTCCTCTGTAGCCAGTGCCTACGGCACGTTCGCCATTCATAAATTTAGGTAAACTAAACCACAACTTGAACCACTCTTCAGTTCCAGGCTGTATATTTTGTTCACGCATTATTATTGCTTTCTCTGTACCAGTTATACTGATATTGCTTCCGCCATAAGGTTGCAGGCCCTTAAACTCTGTAATACCTGCTAACTTCTTGAGACGTGCCAGTTCATCCATTATTTAAGACTCGCTCTCAACATCCAACTATGCTTTTTATGTGCGTCCTGTCGATCGGCTAAAAAGTTACTTAATCCGTGATCGCCGTTATGTTCAGCCATAGTGAATGTTAATTTAAAAATATTAGCCATGCGGTCACTGTCTTCTAATAGTTCACTTAACATTCCGTGAAAATCTGGTACTTCATTTTCATCTTTAACAGCAGTAAGCATACTAAACTTTTGTAAACTTGCTGGTGTATATATTTGAAGGGCACGTAATTGTTCGGCAAATGTATCTATACTGTCATATACTTCTGTATAAATGCGTTCAAACAATAAATGTAATTGATAAAACAATGGACCTTCGCAGTTCCAATGAAAGTTTTGCGCCTTAATAGCAAAGGCATATTCACTAGCAAATGCTGTTTTAAGTGCTAAATGATATTTCTCGTCCATATTAAATTCCGTATTTGTTTTTCTTAGGTTTAGCCACTATGCTTTTTTTATTAGTATCATCGTGTTCTTTACTTGAATGATCGGTCACCATGTGTCCGTGATCACTAGGTACTGTTTTTAATGCCGCTTTAATTTTCATATCATCTGCGTCGCTGAACGGGTGGATTGTATTATATTTTTCACTCCAGCTAGATGCGTTTGCTCCTGGAATTGCTTTTGCGCTTCGACCATCGGCCATAGCCATAGCCATCCATAAGCGGTTCATATGATATACACGATCATATCCGCCTACGTCACGGGCCAAATAAACACCTTGTCCGGCTTGATCTAAATCTCGATGAACAGGCTGAGATGGTTTGACACTAAGTTCGGATAACTGCTGTCTTGCGAATTCTTTAGCTCTCATTTCTCTTATAACCTTATTAGCATATTTAATCGAATCTTCATATGCGTGTCTTGTATGTACAGCTCGAATATTTTTATCATCACCGGGATCTTTTATTTTAGGCGGCTCTTTAGATTTTTCTTTTTCAAAATACTTACGCATTTCTTCTGCACTGGCAACTTTTTTCTTGACATCTTTTTTGGTCTTAGACAATAAATCCATCATACCTTCGGCAGTTTTCTTTTCCTTCTTACCAAAGCTAGGATCGTTCATACGGTTCATAGCTTTGACCATTAGTTCACGAACTTCTTCATCACTAAGTTCTGGGCTCATGGCATCGCGCCATATTTGAAACTTTTCATCATCACTTATATTAGGATCTGAAAGTGCGGCTCGCATAGGAGTAGCACGTGGTCCTTCGATGTTAGCAGTCTTAGCTTTGGTCATTTGGCGACTAATAACGTCTAGTCCATCTTCAAAATTAAACGGAATATTACCTGCTTTATCTGGAGTACCGTTATAATTTTTTACGTATCCTAGAGCTTTAACTTGATCTGCTCCTACTACAACCGTACATTTTGTGTATCCGTGTTCATTTAGCTTTCGTAGTACACGGGTTAAGTCGGGCATTTCTTCGGTAGCTGTATGAAATATATGTCCATGCTTAGGAAATACTTTTTGATAGATTGCTAGTTTTTCTTCTGGGGTAATCGGATCGTCTTTACCCACAGTGCGACTAACAACAAAATAAGGATCTGCTCCTTGATCATTGGCTTCGGTTATAACAGCATCAGCCAAGTACATATGGCCTTTATGACCCATGCCCCTGCCCCATCCTACTACACAGGCTTTGCCTTCTCCAGTACGATTTAAAAATTCACGTAGTAACATTAGTCTTTCCTTGGAGCCCAGTTGGCCTGGTCAATAGTTTTAACAAACTGTCCAGGCAAATCGTTAGCGAATCCTGTTCCAGGATGTGCTTGAACATATCCTTCTGGTTTAGTTTGGCGTATACCGCCGTGTGTGCCTTGGCTTAACTTGCCAATTAGTTTCATTTTTTCATTACTAATCATTTCAACAGCAGTTAGTACTGCGTCTAACCCAGGATGTGCTAATACTTTTTGTGCTTGCCCTGCGCTGATATTTGCGTGTACCCATTCGGCAAATTTTGTCTTAACTCCGGCAACACGTAGATTCTGATTAAAGAATTTGTACAATATATCTCCAGGTTTGCTTAATCCAGGTTGCCCTGCTACAAAACTATCAATATTGGCGGCATGTTTTGTTATATAAGCGGTAACTTTTTTCAAACCTGCTTCGTCGACTCCTGGTGCTTGTTCTACATAAGTTGTACCTTGTACTATTACGTCTGGTGTTGATAAATTTTCAGCATTAGGATAGCGACCTTCACCACCGCCTAGCTTATCATAATACCCAGTGGCCGCCACCATTATCTTAGCTTGACTGATGCGCTGGCCTAAATCGCTGTTGCTTGGAATATGAAATTTAGTAATGTTTGGTTGAAATTCGTAATCGCCACTTGCTTTGTTTAACTTAGCAGGTTGTATTGGGCTAAACAGTATACCGCCCTCTATATAACCGCTCTCTGGACTGACGCTTTCAAAATAATTCCATAACTTACCTAATCCATGGGCAAATGCCACACGTTGTTTGTCATGTTTTTCAGCATCTCCTGTGCCTAATACAAATTTAGTGATATCATCGGGGCCATTCATCATAGTACTGGCTCCGCTTTTAGTAGTCGGTACACCACGTTTTAAATAATCCCAGGCGTTCTTTGGAATCATATGAAACTGACCTCGTTCATCTCGGCCCCAATATATTACAGGACTACCATCCCATTTAATTTCTATTCCACCTTGATCTGCCGAACCCATATGACGCAATCTCTCAACAGCATGTAAGCCGCCATTGCTTCCGTTAGTAAACACTAGATCTTCAATATGTTGATACTTACGACCTACGGTGGGTTTTGTTTCTTCATTTACAGGTGTTGGGCTTACTGCTTGCCAACTTGCTCCGCTACTTGCTTTTTGGAATATATCATTACGGCGAGCTTCATCTGGAATAGCGGCCAGTATACTTTCTACACTGCCTAGATCAGTACCTTTAGCATGTTTACCTAACAAATGTTTGGCGATAACATCTAAATCATCACTGATAAATCCTGCCTTCTTACCCATATCATCTCGGGTATAAAGCCCTTCATCTGGACTCCATAATAAACCTTGACTACTAGCCAAGGCATTCATCATCATTTGCTTATGAACACCTTTGTATGGGCTACCTTGAGGAATTGTATGGTGATGGAATTTACGAACTCTTTCTGCATTAGCAACTGTCTTTATGTCTACTTGATAAAATTTACCTTTGTAAGGTAACAATATATGTACAGTTACTCCAGTTTTTCTAGTTTGTAATCCTTGGCCTTGTAGGTACTTTTCTAATTCAACTCTAGTAGTCTTACCATCCTTAGTGCCAAAATGTTTCATTAAGTGTGTAACATCTACCATAACATCTAAGTCTCCGCTCATTTTACCAGGAGTCGGAGTAGCCGCACTACCTATTACATGTGCGCTAGTTTTAATACCTTTGAGGTATCTATTAGTTTCGTTTACTAGATGTTGCGCTATTGCTTGATCGAATTCTTCCGATTCGGGCCATATATTACCGCCCTCTAATAACAGACGTTTGGGATTAACAAATAGTTCTCGTAAAAACATTGTTATTCCTTATACTTTCCGTCATTGATATGTTGTACAACTTCTTCGTGAATTTTTTCACAAATTTGTTTACATAGCTCTTCGTCTAAACTATCAGGTAGTTCGCGTATAGGAAACTTTTTAACGTATATTTTGTAGCTGTTTTCTACAGCAGGTTTAAAAATACCAATACTAGGGTCACGTTTACTTTCAAGTTTGTCCACACAATTAGCAATAGCTGGGTAAGTGTGGCGGCGATATACATCGTCGTCTTGATTCATAAAATGAATAAGATCTTCAGCTAAATCAAAGTTTAATTCACGGCCTTCGCCACTTTTCTGTACAAAATCGTCTTCTTTGAAATGTTTATTTTCTAATAGTTCATTTATTCGCATTTTTAAGCCCGTAACGTAATATCAGCAGATGACTCTGCGGTTAGAGTATTTATCGCTTTTGAAGGGCTTTAGTTTTTAACAATGCGTTCTACTTTAGCAATGGAACCGCCTAGATGCATTTTTGCTAGTAGTAAATTGTTATCACCAGTAATATAGAAGTGTGTGCCTCCCCAACTGCGCGGTTTTCCTAAGTCTCTTACGCAACTTTTAGTTAGTTTACACTTTTTACTAGATTCTGCCCATTCGATAAAAGAATAGTTAGGTTGTGTAGTTTTACCTAGCGTAATACGATAATCAAATGCCATTTTAGGCATTACTATAGTTCCACTAGCTAAACTAGTACTAGGATCGGGTTTACTTACATATTTTACATGACTAGAATCTAAATTAACTAATTTATTAACATCAGATTCATTTTTAGTGTATATGCTAATCCAAGGTGCTTCGACTCGCAAATCATAATCAGCCATTTTAGCTAGCTCTGATGCTAGACCGATAGCATAGTCTAAATCATCTTTAGATTTGATATGATTGTTATATCGAGGCTTGTCTTTGTTAAAACATATATTTTTTAGTTCATCAAGTGTTGCTTCTACATCGCCACTACGAAATAAACTCGAGCCGGCACATACCAGTACAATTTTATACTGATATGTGTTTCTAAATAAACGTCTTGTTGTTTTAAATTCCATCGATTGGGCTGTTTACTAATTCGCTTGTGTTATCAACTGTTAACAAAGGAACTTTAGGTTCTTTTGGTGTTGATGTTAGAACTATTTTATCATCTTGTATAGTAATAGATAAAACACCGCCGTTCTTTAGATCGCCAAACAACATTTTCTTAGCAAGGTCACGTTTAATTTCCTTGTCAATAACACGTTGTAGCGGACGAGCACCCATCTTATTATCGAAGCCTTTGGCAATTAACCACTCAATACCTTCTTTATTGATCTTGATCTTGATAGCCTTGTCTTTAACTTGGGCACGTAACTCATCGATGAACTTGGTAACAATTTTAACCATTGTTTCTTTGGCAAGTTTGTTGAATGTAACAACTCCGTCCAACCGATTACGAAACTCTGGAGTTAAGAACTTCTTCAAGTCCTTATCACTATAGTCCTTTTCTTGGGCACCAAACCCGATTGCGTTTTTCTCAGCACTTTCTGCTCCAGCATTAGTGGTAAGAATAACAATTAAGTTACGGCAATCTGCCTGTTTTCCGTTTGAACCAGTAATAAAACCATTGTCCATGACCTGTAACAATACAGTTATTACATCTGGATGTGCTTTTTCAATTTCATCTAGCAACAATATAGCGTTAGGCGCTTCTTGAATACTAGTAATCAATTGTCCTGCATTTTCTTCAAAGCCTACATAGCCCGGGGGACTACCAATCAACTTACTGATACTGTGTTTTTCTTGATATTCACTCATATCAAAACGTAACAACTTAACACCCAAGTGTTTACTCAGTGCTTTAGCAGTTTCAGTCTTACCTGTACCTGTTGGACCCATGAATACAAATGATCCAATAGGCTTGTTTTCTGATTTAAGACCCGCTTGGGCAACAATGATCTTATCTACAACTTCTGTAAGTGCTAGATCTTGACCATACACTTGTGTTTGTAAGTTTTCTTGTAGTGTAGCAAGATTGCTTGATTCAGTTTCCATGATCTTTTCTTCTGGAAGTTGTATCATCTTAGCAAGTTCGTATTGGATTTCACGCTCGCCGATAACACGGTCATCTGCCAGTTTAAGATTAAAACGTGAACATGCTACATCGATTAAATCAATTGCTTTATCTGGCAGCTTCTTGTCTGTTTGATATTTAATAGACAATTTAATAGCGGCATCGATAGCGTCATCTCGGATCTT